TTCTTGGATCAAAACAAGATCTACAAACAGCTTATAAAGAAGCTACAGAAGAATCTGAGAAGACTGGTAAGCCTGTAGATCCATTTAGAGTTGATACTCTTGCTGCACAAATGGCAGCTAAACGTGGTGATCTTAAATCTTTTGAGAAGTTTAATAAAGATGCACAAACACATAAAACTGCAAATATTAATAATCAATTAAATGAATTAAAGATTCAAAATGATAAGATTGAAAAAGCAGAACAGACATTACAAATGATGGATAGTCCACAAGATGCATTAAAAGAAGTTATGCGTGAAGACAATCCACTACCTATGCAACAAAGATTAGCAATGGTAAAACAAATAAGTGCTTTGGGTAATGATCCAGAGAAGTTTAAAGAGTGGAAAAAACAACACAGTGATGCTTTGTTAACTGCTAAAGAACGTAATACTGCTCAAATAAAAACTATACACGAAGAAAATGTTGTTAGCAATAAAGAAAAAGACTTAGAATTTAAACGTGAAAAAGCTAAACAAGAAGCCAAAGATAAATCAGAAAAAGCTGCTGCTGGTGCTGTTGCTAAGGCTGCTAAAGATGCTAAGAAAGAATCTGAAAAATCCGCTAAAGAACAAGAAAAAGCAGAAGCTCACGATGAAAAGATTGAATCTTCTATTGATAAAGAGAATAAAGATTTTCAAAGAGAAAAACGATTAATTAATACTTCTAAACAGTCTCCCGAAATTAAACAAAAGCAATTACAAGAAGCTGAAAAATTACATAAAGAAACTGTTAGTCATTTAAAATCTAAATTAAAACTTAAGCCTAAAGAAACAACAGCAAAAAAAGATTATAAAGATGCTGGCGAAATTAAGTCTGCTTACAAAAGCGGTAAAATTACTAAAGAAGAAGCTGTAAAAGCACTTAAAGAACACGGGTACGATTAATGAATGCAGAAGACTTTTTAAATGATAAACAACCTACTACTGTTAAAGATGAAAAGTCTACTAAAACAAAATCAGCTGGTGATTTTTTAGAATCAAAAAGCACTCCCTCTGCTAAAGTAAAAAAATCCGCAGATTCTTTTTTGGATAAAAATTCTGCGGAATCTTTTTTGGATGATGAAGATGAACCCAAATCTAATAAGTTGGGCTACGGATTAGATCGTATAGTTAAACATCCAGGCTCTGCTATTATCTCTGAGTTTACTAGTCTTGCTGAAATGGTGACTGGATTGCCTAAGATGGCTGTAGAAGATATATCTACATTACTTGTACCGGGAGCATTATCTGCTGCTGAAAAAGTAGGAGTAATTAAAAAATCAACAAATGAAGCTAAGGTTGCTGTTGGTGTTGCAGCAGGTCAAAAACTATCTAAAGATTTAGGGTTTGATATACTTGCTAAAGCACCAACTAAAATAGCTGAGATGTCTGGTTTTGATAAAGAAACTCTTGAATCTTCTGGTTTAAATCTTACTATGCAAGCTGTTGGTAAAAGCATGGAGTATGTTGCTGACCAAATAGAGAAACAAACTGGAGTAGCTAAAGCACAGACAATGGCTATGTTTGATATAGGTATGATCAAACTTGGTGATGCTATACATCCTGTAACTAAAAAACTTAATGATAAGTTTGTAGACAAAATGTCTAATGTTACTGAAACAGAAGTTAAAGCTTATCGTGAAGAGTTTGATCGTCAGTCTGCTGCTTATCAAGAGTATACTAAGTCTAAAGAGAAACAAGCTAAAGCTGAAGTTAAAACTAAACCAGAAGAACCTGTCAAAGAAAAAACTGTTGAGGAAGTAAATAAAGAAGTTCAAGAAGTTAAAGCAGAAGAAAAAGCTGCTGAAGAATCTGAAATGCCTGGTCGTGAAAAAGAAACAGACGCATTGCAGAAAGAGATGATTACTCTTGACATGATGCCTCCTACTGTTAAAGTAGATCCAATTAAACAAAGAGATTGGACTACTGCTTGGTCAGAGGATGTTAAAGACGCTATTGGCGTTAATACTAGAGCATCTATTGCTGACAAAAGACTTGTTCTTAATTTAATGAACAAAATGAAAGAAATAGTTCCGGATGAAGCTGAAAGATCTAAAATTTGGGAAGCTATAAACAGAGGAACTGTAGATCAACTTGCAGACAAATCTAAAGAGTTAGCAAAAATATATATTGATGAAATGGATAAATTAGGCAATCGGTTTAAAGACGAAGGTCTAATTAAAGGGCTACTTGATGACTATGCTACTCGTATTATAGATTTAAATGGTGTTGATCCTAAAGTATTGCCTGATATTTTAAAGGGATTAGAGGCTCGAGCAAAAGACGCCCCAACTACATCCCGTTTTGGTAAATCTAGAGCTGGTGGAACATTTGATGATTTTTTACAGGCTATAGATAAAGCTGGATTAAAATTAAAGACCACTGATCTTGCTGAAGTATTTAAAGAGTACGGTATATCTATGTACAAAGCTTCAGAAAATAAAAAATTAATTGACAAATTAAAAGACACTTCTTTTGAAGGTGCTGGTATTTTTATTGATAAAAATAAAAATAAATATGTACCATCTAATTATGTCATGTTTGAACAAGGTCAGTTTTCTGGATATGCTGTTCATCCAGAGATTGCACCAGCATTAAAATTTGTAATTGATGCTAGAGAACCTGGTATGTTTATTAAAGCTGCTGGTACTTTAACAGCAGCAATTAAAAGGCTTCTTATTGGATTATCTTTTTTCCATGGAACTTCTCTTACTATGGCCAATTTATTTGCTAATGTACCTAAGGATATTTATTATGGTAATGTTTACGAATTAATTCGTGAAATTCGTAACGGTGTTCTTAAAGAGCTACATGAAGGTGGATTAGGAGATTCTGTAGACAGTTGGTTACGTGATGCTGGTCTTGGTTTAGGTATGTCTGAAGACGTTGGTAGAGGAGCTATAACACAAATAGCTGAAGTTGCTGATAGATTAGTACAAAAATATACAGGATTTGAAGGCGATTTAGCACAAAAGGCAACTAAACCTGTTGGTTGGTTTCAAGAAAAATTAGACTATGCAACATGGACTGTTCTTCATGATGGATTAAAACTATTTACTGCTGAAAAATATCTTGAAAAAGCTAAGATAGATCATCCAAATAAACCAGAGGCGGAGTTACGGAAAGAGATTGCATCAGCTGTAAACAATATTTTTGGTGGATTAGATTGGTACGGTATTGCTAGGGACTCAAACAATAAATTTGCAGAGTCTATGAAAATGGCAATGTTTAGTCCTGAAGGTCGTAGAGTATTACAAACTGTTTTGTTTGCTCCTGATTGGACTCTATCTACTATACGTGCATTTACAGAAGCTATTCCTAAGAACTTATTAAAACCAACTGAATGGGATATTGCTAAAGGTTTATCTGGATTACAGAAACCTTTAACAAAAGAAGACTATGCTAGAAGATATCAAATGCGTTATGCTTTGTATTATTTAACATTGTTTAATGCAATTAATATGGCTACTTCTGGACATCCTATTTGGGATAATAAAGACAAGACAACTATTGATTTAGGTAACGGACAGACATTAGCTTTTGCTAAACACCCAAATGAACCTTTTGATTGGATAGGTGATTTTGATAAAACATTAGCATACAAACTTGGATTTATTCCTAGAAGCATTGTCATGATGTTAGGTGGTGTTGAGTATGCTAGTCCAACTGCTCCTAAATTAAAAGATCAATCTTTAGAAGGTAGATCATTAGCAGTTGCTAAAGGTGCTGTTCCATTCTCTGTTAGTGGATTATCTAATGGTTGGCAACAAGCTTTGTCAGGTTTTATTGGATTACCTATTCGTGGTCCTAAAAATGCAGAACCATTAAAACCATCTTTAGATAAAGCAATTAAAAACGTAGAACATGCGTTGGGTATTAAAGTAAAAAAACATGCAGACGATTTCCTAGATTCGGACGAAGAAGAAGAATGAAAATATTAATCATTGATGCGGGTGGTAATGGATGTTTAGATTTTGCATTACGATGCAAAGTTGCTGGACACCAAGTTAAAACATTTATTAGACATCATAAAGACGGATCTCGTAATGAATCTGGTGACGGTATTATTGATCGTGTGTCTGAATGGGAAAAATATATGAACTGGGCAGACCTTGTGTTCTGTACAGACAATGTATTTTATATACATGGACTAGAACGTTGGAGAGATAAAGGCTATCCAATTTTTGGACCATCTGTTGACACTACTCGTTGGGAACAAGATCGTGTACATGGTGCTGATGTCATGGAAAAAGCTGGGATTAAAACAATTCCTAGTACTAGATTTAGTAAATATGATGAAGCCATAAAACACGTTATAGACAATCCAAAACGTTACGTATCTAAACCTATTGGCGATGGTGCAAAAGCCTTGTCATACGTCTCTAAATCAGCCGCAGACATGGTTTACATGCTTCAGTATTGGAAGAAGTGTAACGCATATAAAGGTGAATTTATTCTTCAAGACTTTCATCCTGGAATTGAGATGGCTGTTGGTGGTTGGTTTGGTGATTGTGGATTTAGTAAACACTGGTGTGAGAACTGGGAGTTTAAAAAATTCATGAATGATGATTTAGGAGTTGCAACAGGAGAACAGGGAACTGTTTTACGATATACAGAAGAATCACAGCTAGCTGATTGTGTTCTTAAACCTTTGGAAGATTACTTACATGGACTTAATTACACAGGATACATTGATGTTAACTGTATTATTGGTAAAGATGGTACTCCTTGGCCTCTTGAGTTTACTATGCGTCCGGGTTGGCCGTTGTTTCAAATACAACAATCGTTGCACAAAGGAGACCCAGCAGAGTGGATGCTTGATCTCATTAATGGAAAAGATACTCTTAAAGTTAAAAGTGAAGTAGCATGCGGTGTTGTTGTTACTATTCCTGATTATCCATATGGTAATGTAACCAAAAAAGATAACTGTGGATATCCATTATGGGGTATAACAGAAGAAGATGCTGTTAAAGACATACATTTTTCTGAAGTACAGATGGGTAAAGCACCTTGTATGGAAGACGGAGAGGTAAAACTTAACGTACCTATGTATGTAACAGCAGGAGATTACATATGCACTGTATCTGGAGTTGGAGATACTGTTTGTGAAGCTTCTGAAAAAGCATATAAGACTATAGATAAAAAGATAGAGATACCTAATTCTATAATGTACAGAACTGACATTGGTTGTAGGCTTGAGAAACAATTGCCAGAGCTACATAATATGGGTTATTGTTTGGATTTATACTATGAGTAACCTACTCCCCCCAATCCCTCAAAGTCCTATATCTGAAAACTTTCAGTGGAGAGATTGGTTAAGAAATTTAGGAAACTATATATCTGTAGTACAAATTGGTGGTAGTGCTTGGAGTATTGTTCAAGGAGGTACTGGAGCAAGTACAGCAAGTGGTGCTAGAGCTAACTTAGGTATATCTGTTGTTGGTAATACAGGACAGTACTCTGATCTTATAGGTAAACCAACACTGGCTACAGTAGCAACTACAGGTGCTTACTCAGATTTAACTGGTAAGCCTACATTAGGTACGATGGCTGCACAGAACGTAGGTATTACTGCTACAATAACAACAGCTAAATTAACATCAGGTGGTACTAACGGAAGTATGACTTTTGTTAATGGTATATTAACAGCACAGACACAGGCAACATAATGATGAAGACAGGTGATAAGGGTATTGCTCTCATTAAAAAATGGGAAGGTTTTAGATCTATGCCGTACAAGGATGTTGTAGGTAAATGGACAGTAGGGTATGGGCATTTGATGGTCCCAGGAGATGGTTGTGTAGTTGGCAGTCCAATTACTATGGGACAAGCTACAACACTATTGCAAAGAGATTTAACTACAGCAGAACTAGGTGTTAATACAAGTGTTAAAGTTCCTATTACACAGAATCAATTTGATGCTTTAGTTTGTTTTACATATAATTTAGGGGTTGCAGCATTACAATCGTCAACATTACTTAAATTAGTTAATCAAAAAAAGTTTACAGAGGCAGTAGATCAATTTAAATTATGGAATCATGCTGGAGGTGTAGTTGTTGATGGGTTAACTACACGAAGAAAAGAAGAAGCACAACTATTTATGGAGAGTTAAAATGAGTTTAGATCCAATCTCAGCAGCATTAGACTTAGGAACAGCGTTAATTGAACGTATATTTCCTGATCCAACACAAGCCGCTAATGCTAAATTAGAATTATTAAAGATGCAACAGTCTGGTGATTTAGCTACTATGACTGCACAAACTGATATTAATAAACAAGAAGCTGCAAGTACATCAGTATTTGTTAGTGGATGGAGACCAGCCATTGGTTGGGTATGTGCCTCAGCACTAGGATATCAGTATTTGTTTAGACCTATTATTACATGGGCTGCTATGTGGGCAGGATATAATGTACCAACAATGCCAGGACTTGATGATAATCTTTGGCAATTAATGATGGGTATGTTAGGTATGGGTGGTTTAAGAACTTTTGAAAAGATTAATGGCGTAGCTAGCAAGTAGTCAACACGGCAAGAGAGGTATCAAGAACATAACTATTTTCCGTGTTTCTAGTTATGGTATCAACGAATAGGCAGGCGAGTTTGTAACCCTCTCACCAATTAAAAAAGCCCCGTAAGGGGCTTTCTTTTTATTTGCTTTTACAGGATTCTTCTGTTTCAATTCCTTTACAATCTTCATCTTTCTTTTTCTTTTTAAAGATTAGATCCCAATTGTTATTGAATTTTTCAGCATCTTTAGGTAGTATAGGTCTGTCTCCTTTACCACCATCATGTTTATTAAACATTCATTTCTCCCAATATAACATGACTCTAAATAAACCTAGTTCAAGTATAACTATAAACCAAGTTCCTTGTTCGTCTTCATAGTTGTCAATGTATTGAATACCAAAACTAATACCATTAATTAGTTCTACGTTGTAAGCTGTCATAGTATTTCACATGCTCCGTTTACACAAGCTAATTCATGCATATTAATTGTAGCATCATCTTGTTCAAATTGATTAAATTCATTCCAGTCAATATCAGGAAACTCTGATAATGCTTTTTCATAAACTTCTTTAGTACAATCTTGGTATGGTGCTTGTTGATATATATGATCACTGTATGGTAAGAAACTTACACCACCGATGTCATCAAAGTTTTTATATACCCAAGCTCCAACTTCCATCCACTCATGTTCACGTACATTAACTGTAATAGATGGATTGTGTTCACACCATAATTGTTTAAACTTTAGATAGTGTTCAAGTTGTTCAATAGCTGTCCATTGTTTTCTATGGATAGAACCAGTAGGTGCTTTTTGTGGAAATGAAAAGACATAGTTACTGTCATTCATTACATCAATTTCGCACGCAACTCCTTTATCTCTAAGAAAAACTGCGAGAGGATCTTTAATATCCGCCCTAACAGTACGTATGTAGTAATCACTGTGGCGAGGGTGAATACCACTGGCAGAATCAACAAGCTGAGAAACTGTTCCACTAGGCTTAACTGTTGTAATTGCTGCAGATTGAGGAATAGAGAGTCTTTGACTCCATTCCAGATTTGTTCTAATTGATTCATCTTTCATGTCCTTTAACCATAATTCTGGTTTGTTAGCTAATGTTGTGTTGTCTAGAATACCTGTTAATGATACACCTAGTAATCGTTCTTCTTCAGCGTTTCGTTGCCATATCTTTCGGATATATTTAAAGTCTGTGAGAGTACTTTGAAAAGTCCCAAGGATTGTAGCAATGCGAATCTTTCTGAGAATATCTTCGAGTTTATCATCGTGTCGTACAATAACCTCTGTAAGATTACAAAATCCATTTGGTCGGAGGATGATTTCTCCACAAGGATTTGTTCCAAACTCGTGATCAGCATCTCTGCGTCCTGTAGACTCTGCTTGTTTCTTTGCAGATACTCGGTTAAATATTCCACGTTCTCCTGATTTACTGTCATACAAAGATTTCCATTCATCCATAAAAATGCCAATGTCTGGTTTCTCTGTATAAGATACGGAGTTATTGGCTAGTGCTCTTTGTTTATCATCTTCCCACCAAGCACCATTTTTAGCATTACGCATACGCTCATCTGTTAGATTTGATAAGGATATCAAAGCAGATCTTCTGACGCCCCCCACAACAACTATCTGAGCAATTTTACAGATAAGGTCATGACACTCAACAGAAGTTAGCTGTCTTCCTGCTGCTTTTTGAAAGAGTTGAACAGCGAATTGAAATAAGTCTTGGAGGGGTTTTGGTCCACTTGCTCTTCCTCCAAAGGTTTTAAGTCTAGCTCCTGCTGGACGCACTCTGCTATAGTCAACAGAAGGGATGAGGCCGCTGTATAATAATCCCAATAATTCTCTAAGAGCTGTTGCCCATCCTTGCTTTGAGTCAGCAACACTAATAGTTGTTTCTGTGCGACTGAACTCGCTTGCAATAACCGGTAATCGTTTAACATATTGTCTTTCTACAGAAAATCCTAAGCCAGTTCCATTCATAAGAATAAACATAGCTTCATCAAATGCTCTAACATCATCAACAGCAATGTAAGAACAATTATAACCAGCAATATTATCTCTTTCTAATGCAGGTCCTGCTGTCATTAAAGCACGCATAGACGGCATTACATCTAAGTTATATATTGCATCATATACTTCTTTGTATGGGAATACATCTGGGTATTTATTTTTCCAGAAATCACAGTACCTTGTTACTGTTTCTTCCCATGTTTCTCTTCTACCTTGTTCAGGAAGCCATCGAGCATACCTTGATTTATGTATGTATGTTTGAAAACTATTCATCAATTCCTTCATTAAATTCTTGTTCAAGCTCATCAGCTTTGTTATCAATTACATCTTTAAAACGATCAACAATATCCTCGCTGGAGATATTTAATACTTCCAGCAAGGTTATTTCATCTACGTTTATTAACAGTTCATAGAGGTCAGGTAATGTTAAGGGCATTTGTTCTTTTTTCTATTTCTCTGTCAATATACCATTTAGCTTTGTGAAGATCTTCAATTGCATTTTGTTTTAAATCACATCGCCAAATATACTTTAAAGCATTACCTAGATTAAATCCCATGTGTTCTGTAATCTGAATACATTCAATACCACTTGGATGTCCTGTATAATGTTTTGGATTGTTTACAGGATCATGCATGGGCTTTGATCGCCACTTTGCTAGACTCTGTTGTATTGCTTCTTGACCATGTGCCACAGTCTTGGCATTGGTATCTTTGATAGACTTGTGCGAGTGTTCGTGCTTTTCCTCGGCTATGCAACCTGGTGGAGGAGCAGTTAGGGCAGGCCACGGATACTTCTTTGCTTGTTGTATAGAGGTTTCTGTTGGGGTGGTTTTTGATCCAAGGGAGGACAACATTGTATACCTTTTCTAATAATATTACATCTTGTTTATTATATGCTTCCATTTGTTTCCAAGCTTTAGGATCTTTGTTCATACAATCAATCCATAGTTGGAAGCTGGTTTCTTTTTTTGCACCTAATCCGAGTCTTTGGGCGACATAATCGAGTTTATTACTAGGAAACCTAAACTGATTGCGTACAGTCCGTAGAAGATCGATATTACGATATGGAGCTGGTGGGGGTAACTCATTAATTAAAAATTCCTTATTCAGTGTTGGGATGTCAAACTTAGTACCATTATAGTGTATGACTGCATCTGCTTCTTCTAATAGTTTGTGAATCTTTTTAAGCATTGTTAGAGGTTTACTCTGATACACAGAATCAAACATAACTTCTTTTTCACCTAACCATTTAGCAGACCAGCACAATACATAAGATGATTCTAATAATGCTGACAGTCCTATGTTTTGTTGCCAAAGTCCCCACACATGTGCTGTATTAGGACTGGTTTCAATATCTAATAACAGTATTTTCATTAATGTTGGTCTATCTTTTTAGGTTTACTAACAAAATTCATTTGATCTGCTAAGTCCCAACATTTACGTAGACCATCTTCTGTTCTATTTTTTTCTGGAGTTCTATGTAAATAATCTTCAAGGAATGTACTAGCAAACATACTACGTTGACTAATTGATACACCTTCTTTAAATCCCTCTAAGAATGCTCCACGTAACGCTGCTTGCATCTCTTGTTCATTTACATGTGTTTCACCAATAATTGGTACACTCATTGTAATTCCTCCGATCCAGTTACTATTGTTGATTTGCTAACATCTACCACAGATATACCTTTTTGTAATAGTACGTTTAATCCAAACTCAACAACAAATTGTAATTCATTTGGGGATAGGTTTGCAGTATATTCTGCCGACCCATCTTCATGCTCTACTATAGTTGTAATTTTCATAATAGCCAACTTTCTGGTAACCCGTCACGTAAATCAGACCATTCAAAGCCAGCTTTACTTGCCCAGTCACCGTAAGACGTTTTGCTTCCTTTTCTTATTTTAACTCTTGCATTTTGAAAAAAGATGTAGAATGTATAATTTGGATATTGCTGTTTAACCCATAACATTTTTTTTCTATCTTCAGAAGTAAGTTTACCTTTAGTTTCAATGTACACTTTATCCTTGACTTTCCAATCAGGAATATATGTACGTGTAGCTTCAGGCTGTATAAATTTTAATTTGTCTGGTTCGTATGTAACAGAATCAGGTAATAGTTTCCTGACTTTCTCCTCGAACTTCGACTTGTAAATTTGGTGGGTTCCAGATTTCTCCGATTGTTCTTTGGATATGCAGGAGTCTTCCATTGATAATGATGTTGTTTGTTTCACTTGAATATATATTCCTTACATAATCATACATGTCTAGATCGTCTGAACAAGAATCAATAAAGTCACGATGATGTTCCATAAATTTAGGCCATTTTTGTCTAGCTTTACCATCAAATCCAGGGATATTATCAGAAGAATCACCCAGAATTAATTGTTTGTAGAAATATTTAAGCCCTTCTAACGGAGTAACAAACTCTTTTACTTTAGTTACAAAGTTATAATGGTTGCCTGGAATTTGTTTTAAATCTTTATCAATTGAACAAATGATATAAGCCATCATATCATCAGAAGAAGTAGCTTCAATACCCATTAAATCATCGGCTTCACAACCATCTGAAATAATCGCCCCCCAATGTTCTAATAGATAGTTACGACAGACTTCTAGCCATACTGGTTTAGGTTTATCTTTTCTGTTAGCTTTGTATTCAGGATAAATCTTATATCTGAAATTATTTTTACCTGTTAAGAATGTTTTATAGGTGTCGCTTTGCGTATCATGAAGCATGTCACGCATCATGGTTTCAACCCGAAGGAGGGCTATCTCCTCCGGATCGTTTTCAGCAGAAGCAGAGCATCTATAGGCGACGATATCGCCATCGATGATAGCTAGCATTAATTATTCTATTTCAGGCATGTCATCAATCATATCAGTAATATTTACTTCTTCTTTGCCGAAGACGTAGTTTTCGAAGGTTTTGGCTGCTTCCAAGACATCACTAATTTTGATGCTTTTAGCACCCACTGATAGAAAACTGATGGCTGCATTGATGTTTGATTGTCTGATGATGTAGAGTTGTTTTGCTGCTCTTTCTTCAGGCGTTTCGAAGGTTGATTTTGGGCTTGGCGAAGCTGATTGATTCGGTTTTGCTGTTGCTGCGGATGCTCTTGTGGCACTTGTAAATTCCCAGTAGCCTTTGTCGTTTTTTCCGAGTGTGACTTCATAAATTTCTCCTGGTTTAGCTACAGATAGCGTTGAATATAAATCTTTGTTGGCAAAGCTCATGACATTTTTCTTTTCAGCTTTACCTTCTGGATTGGTATATTCTACTACTGCTTTGCTATATTTAGCAGTGCGTTCTACATCAACAGAGTTGATTGTTATTTGCATTTTCTTCCTTTACTTGTTTTAGATATTGTGAATAGTATTCTACTGAGTTATTCATGTTTGGCCCAACAGAACATTCACATTTTAGTGGTATGTTTGGTTTGACTCCGAACATCCTGTTAAAATTATCAGGCATGTCTGCGAAGCATTCTTCAAACAATTGTACTACAGAATCAACATTGGTTGTAGGTGTATCTACCAATATTGAATCGTGTATGGTTCCAATTAGTCTAGCATCTATATTTTTCTTTTTTAGACGTTTAAAGAACGATACACGTATAATGGCCATAATGTCATGGCCTGTCCCTTGGACGGGATGATTAGTTAAAGTAGTCCATGGAATTGCGAGATCTCCACGGAAATCTTTTTTCATATCGAAGAACCACTCTCTGCCTTGCGGTCCACGTATGGGCTGTCCTGATGTAACTAGCCTTGCCCATCTTTGATGGGTTGCGTTTAATCCATTGTATTTTGCGAAGAACTTTTCGCCGATGTTCTCCCAGAATTTTACGGAAGAGCTTGTAGTGGCAAATTCTGGATCTTTTGAGAATGCGTATGCACTTCCACGATATATTGTACGGAACAGATACTTTTTTGCAATTAGTCTTGATGGTAGTCCGAATGCTTTTTGATTTTCTGTATGCAGATCTAACCCGTCTAATATTTCTTGTATACCTGTTTTGTCTTGAGATAACCATACGGCGGTCCACCATTCTAATGCTTTTGCATCTGCTTGTATTAACATTTATACCTAATATTATAACACGTTATTGTTTATTTGTCAAGAAACATTTTTCACTTATTGTTTGTGGGAAAAAGATTAATTCATATGTATCTTTGTCAAATTCTAGTAACGAATCTTTAAATGTTTTACAACCGTATTTTTTAACAAAGGATTGTATTTCAGACATTACTTTCCATGTTTCTTGTTCATTCATCCCTCACTCGCTTTCTTTAGTATTGCATCAACAATCCAATAACATTGTTCTGTTGTTAAAGTTACTGTTGTGTTTAATGCACATATCCCAAAAATATTATCTATTTCCTCATCACTTAATTCACGCATTGGGTGTTCATAGAGTGGAATACTCTGCCCTTCTTCTAATTCAGCAAATGCTATTGGTGGATGGGCGTAAAGGAATTCACCTTTTTTTCTCGTTTTCCAATCACTTCCTGAACCTGAGTCAATATACATATATCCATATCCATCGAAGTCATAACGCATTGCCACTGGTTCTCTTGAATTCATTTCTCACTCCTAACACATTCTTGTATTTCAGGACACATGTTTTGTAGGTTTGGTTTAGTACTGGATAATCTACCAGTAGCTGTAGTTACTTGATTAAACTGACCATGTATTTTATTAACAGGCCAATTCATTTCTTTGTTTATACGAATAAAACTTTCAAAGAATTCTTTAATTTTTGTTAGTTGTGCTAGTTTTAATAACGCATCTACAACTCCTGTTTTGTCTTTTAATTTTTTAAGAACATCTTCTGCTGTTGAATACAGATTTTCTTTTTTAAGTTCAGAACCATCGATTGGCTTCACAAGACCAGCCAATTGATGTTCTAGAGTAATGTTCTTGAATTTAGGTTGACCAGCCTTAGCCCCAGTTTTAAACAGGCCTACAAGTTCTTTTGAGTCTTCTTTAATGATGCCGCCATAAAGAAAAGCAGACAGATGGTCAGGACTGTTAAAGTTGATAGGAACATGTGGATATTTAGTTTGTAATTGTGTGATTATTTCTGTTATTTGTTGTTGTATTTTTTCACAGTCTTGTACACATTGATTTAAATCTATAGGCAAACCATTGTATTCCATTTCTTGTAATGTAAGTAAGTCTTGACAACAAAGATGAATTAGTCGTTTTTGTATTGGTGTCGCTATTTCTTGTTGTTTGTAGTACAAGGCTAAGGTTTGTTTGACATCTTGAATATTATATTCAGACAGAATATCCCAAGGAATTTGGTCAGTATCAATGCCTTTATCCCAGTATTCTGTTTTAACAATGTCTAATTTAGATTCTAGTCCGTATTTTTCTAGAGAATCTTTTAATGATGGATATTTAATACGTTGTCTTGATAGAATAAATTCTGCAAGTTGACAATCCCAGACTTTTATGTTGTCAATGTTATAACCACACTTACGCAACCAATGCAGATCAAACTTAATATTAAACCCGACAACAAGTGCCGAGGATTCCAATAACTCCTGTAAGTCATCCAATCTAGCAGCTCTAAAACAACAATACCTATCCCCGTCAGTATACCCAATAGAGACCAGACGATTATTGTTATCAAAAGGATTTCCTTTGTTACTAATAGTAGTTTCAACATCTAAGCATAACACTTTCATTAATAGTGACAATAGAATACAGGTTGTACTTCAGCAGATATTTGTAATTCATGTTTTTCATATTCTGCTTGTGCATTTTCTGCATAAGCTTCTGCTTCATCTAATTCAGAAAATACTCTTAAAACATATGGTGGATGGTTTCTGATGACAGCCCATGCTGTTTCTGTTTTAAGTGCTGGTTTCATTTTGCTCCAAGTTAACTTTTTTGTTTATTACTTTTCTATAATAATTACCACTGAGATCACCTCCATAATGGTTAAGAGCTTCTTTTATACTTTTGTATTGGTTAATATATTTACGTAATACATAAGCACCAGCATGTATTGCATCTGCTGGGTGATAGCTTACCCATATTTCTGGATGGTATCTAGGTATTACTTGCATTAAACCAACAGCACCAGATGGGTTGTATGCTTGTTCATTAAAAGAAGATTCTACTTCCATTATAGCAAGAATTAATAGTGGGTCTATGTTATATTTATTACCATAAGCAACAGCATGATTTACGTATATTCTTGCTTTGTCATCATCTTTGGTGTAGGTATCTGAAATGTAATGTATTGTCTTTTCATATGGTTCTTTTACTATTTCTTTTTTAGTTGGTTTGTGATTATAACAAAGTAATGCTAAACATAGAATTAATAGTATCCATTTACTCATTGTGTTGTATATCCTCATATCTAGCAATACTTGGTGATATTAATACTTCTAAACGACCGTGACGAAGTTCAGGATTAGTATCAGGATCACCTTGTAATTTGTTTTTACATATGTTTAAGAATCTAATGTATTCAAGTCCAATGTCGTGGATTTTACCAATACCAAGAATCCAGTCAGCTTCCGCTTGTTTGGATGTTTTAGCATTAGCTACATTATTCATATTAAGCCAACGTTGGTTTTCACCAGTACCATCAGCTTGTGTTACACCGATAACAGGACCGTAAGTTTTAGCTAATTCTCGTGCCCATTGGTAAATGGCACCGAGACGTAAGTCTTCACGATCGTCATCAAAACCACGAATTTTGTCAATTTGATCAAACACGATTAATTCTGGTTGTAGTTGTGTACATATTTTTTCAATTTGTGATGCAGATGCAGACACACCGTTAAATATTCGTAAACGACCTTGTAGCTCGGTTTGGAAGCGAGCTTGAGCATTTGGTATGTCTGCAAACAATTCTACGTCTGTAAGGCCTAATAACGCTTGGAAACAACGTAACATAACTTTATCAGATTGTTCTTCGTTGTTTACCCATAAAACAGGTCTTGTGGCTTGTTTTGCCATAAAAGTTAGTTCTGATGCTAGGAAAGTAGTTTTACCTGTTTCTGGTCTAGCAAACACAAAACCAAAATCACCTTTACGTAAAGAACCTAGTGATTGATTTAAGGCGGATAAACGCCAACGAAGACCTGGTTTAAGATATGTGGTTTGATATAGTTCATTTAAATTGTCAGTAGCAAAAGATAATTCAGTATTGTCAGTTAATTCTTGTGGTGTATCTAATTGTTTAATTAAATTATTAACAGTGTCAATACTTTTTCTACCTTCAGAAGCATCATAAGATGCTAATGCAAGTTGAGATAGTATTGTTTTTTGTTTATAGGCTTTAAGTAAGTCTTCAATTAGAGTAGGATTAACAGTAGATTCAAGCATTGTTTGTAACACAGCTTGATGTGTTTTATCAGTTTTACCACTAATTTCACAAACAATTTCAAATTCAGGAACAGTCAAGTCTGATTCATTGTTTGCATGATAAGTATCTAATATATCTAACAGTGTAGATAATTCTTTTGTTAATAGTTTTTTATTAATATACTTTCTATATGTAACCCACGTATCTTTGGTTAATAGACTTTTTAATATTTGTAATTCTATCATATATTATACCAAGGTTTAATTAATTTGTCAAGAAGTATTTTATTTTGTCTGTTGTATACTCTTTAGGATCAAGATGGGTATAAATGGCTAGAGCAGGTAGACCAATAGATTTAGATCTTGCTACAATGTCTTGACTATTTTTCCATTTGTCACTGTCTAACCACACAATAATACTAGTAGCATGGCTTTTTAAACGCATTAAAAGCTCTGTAGAAGCCTCTGAACCGAACAGAGGCATAGCAGAGGAGAGTCTGGCAACTTTAATGGCACTGAGAAGGTCTTCTACAAGTATTATAGGTGATTGTTTGTTGCCACAAAAATATAGAATATTATGTATTTTACCTTGACTGAAGTATTTATTTTTTATATTATCAGAGAAATTACGTGCTTGCCAAGCAATTAATTCATTTTCTTTATTATAAACAGGAAATATTAATTGTTCTTTTGATTCTGACCATAACATACGATATCTAATACGTTCTTGTGGAGTAATATTGTATTTGTCAAGCCAGTCTAAACCTTTTTGATTTATTTGTGTACTTACATCATCAGGTAATTTAATTATTTTTATAGAATCATCATTGTCAAGTTTTGGGATATATTTATTATTTTTTTCTGTGTATTTACAACCGAAGCAGTATGCTGAATTGTCATCATATCTACCTAAATTATCTTTTGAACCACAATTAGGACATGCTTCGTGTCTTAGGAATGTAGCCAATATTTATTTTTTACCTTTCTTGTACTGTAGGTATGCTGTTGAAAGTATTAGTAGCAGTAGTAGTAGCATTTGGTGTAAAGAACCTTATAGCGTCATTATTATTTGGTGTTAGACGAGCTGCTAACATGTCTATCATTGATCTGAAGTATCTTTCTGGTTTACGTTTATTGTATACCCTTACAACTTCTGTATTTATACATTGATAGCTATGATTTAAAGTGAGTAAAGCACCTTCAACATTAGTTACAGTCATTGGTTTTGTTTTTTTACTGTATAAGAGACGTACTTGACAACCAATTGGGAATATTTCTAATGTTCTAGTAGACATGTTTGACCTTTGGTGCTGGGAATAATAAATATTTTTTAGGTTTTCTGTTATATTTCTGTGCCATCAACATCTCCTATTTCTTTAAGATCGTTACGTTCAATTACATGGATATCTTCTGCAATAGGTGTAAAACATTTATTACATAAGTCAATAAATTCATTTGTGTTAGCACCACGACGAGTTGCTTCGAAGTCTGTTAACACACAATTACAGGATAAACATCTCATTTTTTACCTTTTTAAGCTTCAGCAAGAATAATTGGTGTATGTGGTGTTAATTCGTCAGGTCTATCTAATGCTCTACCAATAAAAGTCATTTTTTTGATGTTAAATGGTGTTGTAATGGTGCTTAATGCATCAGAACCTTCAATAGCAATGATTGGTTCACCCATTGCAAAGTTGCGTTTGCGCTCATTTACAGGTAAAATAGCCCAAATTTGACCAAAGATTTCAAATGCTTTGTCAGTTAAACCAATTTTAAATACTTTATCTTGTTCATCAAGTTCTTTCCAGAACAATGTATCGTCAACCATAAGCTAATTCCTTTATAATATTTACATACGAAGTTAATGTTGTGCCCTCTAAACCGGGTGCTGTATTTACTTCTAAGGCATAACATTTGTTTTGTTTTTCATTCCAAATAACATCTACAGCACCGAAATCTAAACCTAAAGCGGAAATAGCAGATAATGCAACATCCCTAAGATCATCAGGCTCAGTAATATTATCCCTACAGTACACAAAACCGCCCAGACGATTACGAATACGGAAGTCAACAGAAGGTACATTATTAGACTTACGTTTTTCTTGAATATCAATGATTCTATTATTGAATACATGGACTCTAAATTCTTTTTTCTTTTTTATGTATTTAGTATATAGAGGAGCAGGCACAACATCAGTGACATTATCTGCAAATACGATTCCATCGCCACTGTGAGCATCAAGTCTTGTTCTACATACCACAGTTGTTCCAGACTGTGCCCAATCTCTAGCAATTGTTTGGTCGGTTGTCCATTCAGGAGAAGAGACACCAGCATTAGTAAAGGCCCTAAAAGTATACAATTTATTGCTAGCCAAGCGAACACAATTGGGTAGATTGTATACTTTGCAATTTGCAGCATTAATATTTTCATCTGATGATCCCCAGTTAATAATAACTCTAGTTGGTTTTACTGCATGAGAACGATTTTGTTTAATGTATAGCACATTCTTGTTGATTGCTGAAGTTAGGCCAATCCGTAAAGACTTTGCAGACCGACTCCCCCTCTTGTACGTCATTATTGCTATCTTTGAGCTTGGTTGGCGTTGTAGCCGCATCTAATGCCTCCATTACACAGTCAGGACAAACTACTCTAAATTTATTTGACAGATTTTTGATTTTAACACTAGTTAAATCTGCTTGATGTTGATGTATATCATTACCACATTTATCACATTTATTATTTTTGCATATATGTTCCCACAAAAGTTTAGGTAATTTAGTTTTATTGTATACAGTAATTGTTTCTGCTGGTTCTACATTTTTAATATAATAAGATAAACCACAAGTAGTGTTGATACTGCCAGTCACAGTACCTTCACAAATTTTATTAAAAGCTAAATTATTAATGTCATCTGATTTTAAATCATTGCTAAATGTACCAGAAAAGTCAGTATTTATAGTTGGATGTATTATTTTACCATTACATTTATTAATATTATTTAAACCTAATGAAATACTGCTAATGTTTAATAGTACTTTTGTATTATGAGCTAATCGTTTTTCATTATAATTATTTTTAATGTCCGTAGTAATCATACCAATCTTTGTAGGAGGCATCTGAGTATAAGTCTTCTGATAGCCCCCTAAATACTTTGGGTGGTATAAATCAAAGTCCTCGCTTTCTGCATTACCGTGCATGTCATATGAAATCAATTTACCGACAGGATATGCGTAAGCTTTTGCTGGTGTGGCAGTAGTTGCTGATCTATTTAGCAGATATTCTAACATACCAGGTTCTGAACCAAAGTAAGTATGAGTATTTGTTTCTACATAATGTAGAGGACGTTCTCTGTTTCTAGCAATAAACAATTTACCTTGTTCACGATCATACCAAACAAATGCAAAGGCACCATCAATTTCAGACAAGACTTCTTTAGCAGGACGTTCATTAAGTGCATGAGTGATTGCATGACTGTCTACTTCAACTTCTTTGTTAAATGTTTTATGATTGTTTAGAGTACCATTATGTACTAATACAATCTTACCTTCATTGAATGGGTGTGCATTTTCTGTAGTAACAGCACCACGTGTTGCTGATCTGTTATGACCAACTAAGATACGCATACTAGAGATTGCTTTTGATTTAAATGTATCCCATTCTTCTGTTCTAAACATTAAATGAGGTTCAGCAGCAACTTTGATAGTTTTTGCTTGTTTGTTTGTAAATATACCAAACGCCCCAGTACTATCCTCACCACGCAAACTGTCAAGAACTAACATGTTTTGGAACATAGTAATGTCACTATAATACAGTCCTTGTTTGTTTTTTGAGATTATACCTACAATTCCGCACATTATATGATTCCTTTTAAAGATTGATTTGTTATAAACAGTTTACTGATTGATAAATCTTGACGCATTGCTTTGTCCCACATAGTATTGTTACACAACGTTGGAAATAAAGAACCAAAAACAGAAGTACCTAGTGTGAAGTATGTCTCTTCATCTCTAGTTGTTTTGATCATTGATTCTAGCTGTTCTGTATTAATATTAATTGCATAGTTATAAAGACTATAAATTAATTCTAACCAAGTACAGATTGTATTAACATTTTTTGTACCACGTAAATGCCTGAATTCTATAGTACCAAGAGATCCTAATGGTGCAAGATTTAATCCAGTATATTTACTCCAATTCATTAAATTTTTACTTTGTATAATTGATTTAAAGTCAATATAATAACTAGAATTACCTACAGGAACACAAAATATTGACTTTTTACGTTCTGGACCAGCAAAATTGTAGAATAAATCTTCAAAACATTGATATAAAATTACAATATTATAAACTTGCATTAAAGTAAGTTCACGACAGTTTAAATGAACGTGAATACTAGTTCTAGGACTAAAATGTATAGTGTCAGGTAATGTTTTTTCAAGTAAATTAGTTAAAAGTGTTTCTACATGTGCTGGATATGTAGGTTTGCTAATAAACTCTATACCACCATTACGTAAAGAACCATCATTTTCAATATTCCAACTACTAGTATAGTCTCTGTCTATGTTGTCTGTATCACAGTTTTCTACTTCAACTTCAATACCAGTGATTGGAACAGAGAATCTATCTAATTTGAAATTATTTGCTGTTATTTTTGGTTTTATTACGTTTAATTGATTATAAGGAACCATATCAATTAGTCTCATTTAATATTTCCTTTAAAAAGTTTTCAGAAACAATCTCACCAGTAATTTTATTTACTGTTCCAACAGGTAAAAATCTATAAAAAATAATACAATAATCTTTTTTTGGTCTATTTACAATAGCAATGTTACGACTAAGTGCAACACCATTGTATTTTTCTTTGTTAATTTTGTTTAAAGCATCTTTTAATGTACTATATTTAGTTTCGAATATAGCGTTTACAGTATTAAAGTTAAAAGGAATAGTAGGTGTTTCTAAATGATTATAATGAACTAATGGATGTAAAATAGAAGTATTGTTGACATTTATACCACGTTTCCACTGTCTTTCTGGACGTCTTGTATAATAAGCAACGGTTTTGTCAAGTTGAATGTATCCTGTTTGTGGAATTTTAAAGATTATTTTTGCATTTGTATTGTAATTAAGTAGAATAGTACCTTTAAGATTAGATTGTAACTCTAATTTAGGGAATTTAGAACCATCACGAACAATACGACGCAGTTGAAACAATGCTGGTTTTTCATTTTTAAATGCAATTTGCACAAAACTGTGTTGATATTTTCTATCAAAATCTTCAAAAATCATGTTTGGATTCATAGTAATTTAGCCCATTCCATAACTTTACGAGCAACTTTAATGTTTGATGCATTAATAGCACGTTGAATCATTACACCTAGTTCTTCTGGAATTTCTTTACCAGAACGAACAAATTCAACAGCTTTTTGTGTTTGATTGAATACCCAACGTTTTTTGTCATCATCTTGCAACCAAGCATTTGATGCTGTACGATACTCAACACCGTAAGATTTAGGACGATAAGCACCAGCTTTACCATACAGTTTACGACGTTCTGAATCATTATCAAATTCTAACATAGGAACACCAACAAAAAGATCCATTGCTTGAATAAGTTTTTCTTTGTCAAGATCAGGTGCTTCAATATGAATATGACCACCAGCAGATCTTAAGTTTTGATTTTTAGAATTTGGACGAGGATTTGCAGCACTGAAATTCCAAGCATTGAAGTCAGGATCACATCCAAATGTTTGAGCTTCTCTCGTGCCAAGTTGCTCATTATCGAATTCTGCAGACGGTGTGTACACAACAGACAAATTAAGTTCAGCAGCACGACGAGCAATCCAAGAAAGATTGTAATTAACAACATTAACAAATTCCTCAATATTATTTGTTGGTGGTGTATTGAATTCTACAGTAACATTATCTTCTTGAACAGAACAGTTATTACCAATATCCATTGGTTTATCTTTACTACCACCAATAAGACCAACAGAACTGATGTATTTACCAGTTTTATCCATTAAAAATGTTTCAGGATCACTTCCGATTCTAACATTACTCATAATAAGGCCTTTCTGTTAAATTGATATACATCACATTGGTTATCACTGTTACTGTTTATAAAACTGTGTATTATTTTTGCATCTGTTAGTTCAATTAAATTGTTGACAAAGTTTGAAAATACATAATTATTATTGATTTCAAGTGTATTTTTTATAAGTTCACCTGTTTCAAAATCATATTCTTCGTCTCTATGACCACGTTTAATAGCTACAAATTGAATAGTAGGACACCATTCATTATATGTTGCTTTAAAGAATTCAGATAATTGTTCTTTATCTGTCGATGCAGGGTTACCAGCCCAGAAACCGTGTAAAATACTGATACCACAACATTCAGGATATTGTACATTACTAAAGGACATATTACAATTTACTGGTGATGTTGGTTGTATTAGTAGATCATATTTTGATTTTCTTTGAAAATTAAACATTTTATCTTGTCTATCAACTAAATAACCAAATTGTCCAAGTTTAATAATATTGCTAGACATATAGTTTATCCTTTATTTGGTTGATTGTAAAATCAATTTCACCAGCAGATGCTTTCCATTCTGGATGCCATTGGAATGCTAATGCTTTAATTTTAGGGAAGAAACAAGCTTCTGGTTCTACTTTATGCTTTACGTCATCAATTTCATGACCGACATACACGTTTGATTTATGATCATCAGACCAAGCCAATAGATCATGATCCACGTCCCATGGGTACATTTGTTGGTGATGTACAGAAGATACCCTGAAAACATCATCATTAATAGTTCTTGCATTGTGACTTCCTTGATGTCCTGGCACATGTTGAACAAGTTTACCTCCAGCTAATGCACAAGCTAATTGTGCCCCCCTACAAATACCAATAATTAGTTTGTTTTTTTCAATAGCATGTGTCATAGCTTTTACTTCATATTTATCTCTATAAGATAAACTATCATTCACATGACTTGCAACATTTGGAGCATTATAGATTGATGGGTGGATATCTGAACCACCTTCAAATAAAATTGCATCATAAATTAATTCTGGGCTCCATTCTACAACATTATCAAATAAATCAGCAATTTCGGGTGCTAAACCGGTACCTAAAGATACTGTGGCTAAAGTTAGATTAGACAATTACAAGTTCTCCTTCATCAGTAAAACGTTTACGAATAATAGTTGGTTGTCCTGTTTCTACAATATCATCAATAGCCATGACAACATAAGGTTTCATTGGATTTTCACTTGCTAATCTATTACAAGCTTCAATAGCAGATTCACGGCTTACATAGAAGGTTTTAGGTATATGTTCTCGTTCTAGAGCAAAACCAGTATTTGCTCTATTTCTTCGTAGTAATTCGTCAAGATCATTAGTGAATGTCGGCATTCTTACAATTAACCAGAATTTACGCATAATTTATCCTCTTGGAATAGTCATTTGATAGCCTTTGACAGTGTTTCCACTGTTAGGATTGAAAGAAGCTTTACCAATTGCTTTCATACCACCCAATGAACACATTTTTTGTATTGTTGGATGATAGTATATTTTTTGACTTTTTTGTTTATAAAACCAAGCTTGTACAATACCTCTGTTATTTATGTTTCTGAGTATTGATATAATAATTTTGAATGTTTCTAATAAAACATCATCAGGAACAGGATTAGTTGAATCAAAGAAATTACCAATTTGACCAACACCACAACAGAATGTTGTAGGACCAAAATCTAGTGTAAAGCCTATTCCTTGTGGATTAATTAATGTTAGTCTATTGCCATGATCAAGTTTTAGTTTGTATGTGTCATTAAGTTTGTAACCAGTATTAGTTGACATGCTTCTGTATATTACATTGAATTCATTACTGCTTTTTGGGTATGGTTTCATGTTTATTACCTGTTAATGAGTTGTTGGGAAATTTCTGCGTATAAAGCGTTTGGAACTGGAGAACCTTTGATTAACAACAAACGATTGCGTTCACGTTTAAAACATGCCCAATCATTCCAACCTTCTTTACCAAAAAATACGTCAAAAAGGTTGTTAGTTCTTGCTTTTATAATAATTTTATTCATTGTAATCTTCTCCGTCACCTATAAAAATATGTATTTCGTTAAATTTATTTGAATCTTCAAAAGCATGAAATTCTTCTTCTGTAATAGGTATTAAAGTAAAGATAAATGGTGGTCTTTCAAATCTTTCACGGAATTCTGTGATAAAAAAGAACATATTGCATTCTTTTACAATAAGATTTTGTCTTCTGTCACCCCATCCTTCACTAATATAATAGCAAGCATCACAAAACATTAAACTTCTCCTTGCATAATTTGACCAAGTTCCATATCATCAGGAGGATACATTACAACAATAAGATCTGATTCATGATGATACGACGTTTTACCATTTAACCAACGTACTTCAATAGGAACAAATGTATGATTTTCTCCAGCAATATAGGTTACAATGTCTTGGACAATACCCCAAGAATGTGGTTCTATACGTAAATATGGATTTAAATCACGTTTTACAACAATACAACCAGCATCAATACCTAATAATTTGATGTTTTTAACAATTTCACGACGATCTTCAAGAGTACTGTGAATTTGTCTTAGGTTGTTTATGTTTTGTTGTATTGGATTTATTTCCTCTTCAAATAATAATTCACTGATTGGAGGATCAATTGCAACTTCATAAAAATCTTCCTCTGGTTCAATATTTGCTTCTAAAGCATCTTTTGTTGTTATGTGGGCCATGATTTATTACTCAGTTTTACAACATATTTAAGAAAATACCCAAATAAATAAATAATTTGAGCCACGCCCCCCACATATATAGTAGGTTAGCGTCTGGTTTTGTTTTTTTTTGGATATATAAGTTGCGTTTTTTGCAACTTTATAGCCATTTTTAATACAGCGAGCTTGCTCGCCTGGATACCACGAATAAAAAAAAAGCGAAATAGGTCATTATAACCTATTCCGCTATTAAAACTTAGTAAATTGCTGGTTCGAATTGATTAGCATCTGCAACAGGAGCGGTTGGAGATGGAGTAGTATCAATTGGAGGTTGTTGACGTTGTGCTTTCATTGCAACTTCTTTGTATCTAGCACGAATATCATCAAGTTCTTCAGATAATTTGATTAAATCATGCATCAAAGGTGATTTGTATTTAATAGCAGAACCAACAACGTCTGACATTAACTGAGTTACTAGGAATAACTTAAGACCGGCATTTGCTGGTTTCATTACTGCATTGTATGCTTCAAAATTGAAATCGTTACGAATCATTGTATTGTTAGTTGCCATGATATATATCTTTCTATAAAAAGTTAAAAAATTAAAAGGAAACACGCCCCGCACCAAGCGGTCGGGCGTGCTTTCCGAGGAGTTTACTGTTGATTAAGATGATGGAATGTTTCAACGTAGTCATAAGCTAGTTCAACTTCTTCATCAGCAGTTTCAGATGGATCTTCAAGTAGCATCCATTGATCTTCTTCATCAAGTTGATCTTCAACATCTTCAACGTAAGGCATGTTGCTGGATTTGTCAACAGATAGAACGATGTCATCATCAGCATGTAACATTTGGATTAATTCGTTCCATTGATCAGGTTCAAGTAATGTGTAACGTTGACCATTGATTCTAGCTTGAACTAAAGAAGCCATTATTTGGTCGTATTTACCACGAACATATTCAGTTGTTTCAACACCATGAACTGCGTGTTGTGTGATTCTCCAGCCATTTTCAAATGCTAGATCAGATAGGGATTCTGTTGAATCAATAGCATATTGTGATTTAAGTTGTTGATTTGTGACGATATTGTATAACATGATATAGCTCCTTGGATTAAGAATTAGAGAAAATAACAAAGAAAGAATAATAACCAACTGCAATTGCAAATATTGTTGCCAATATGTAATCAATAAACGTATTCATATATTGCCTTTCGTATTAAATGTAAAAAGAATGTGTGCTACATACTACGGTTTTCAGATTAATCGACGGCAACGAGGACGTCAAGGACAAGCGAAGCGAAGAAGGAACTAGCAGGACATAGATGACTTGTCATCGCATTGTCTGCTTGTGACTGATCCTTGAACCGCAAGTTGACTAGATTATGATAGAAAATCCGTGTGTAGCCCATAGTATTAGAAGGAATATATGAGCCAAGCGATCTGAATAAACTGTATCGATTTACATACTAAAGTATATATCAGGTGGATGATGTAAGTTATTGATTTGATTTGATGTGCAAATATCCCCTCATTTAAAAGATCTTACCGTGTTTTAACGACAGTTAACAACAGATAACGTAAGATAGGGGGGAGTAGTATATAGTAGTATACCTATATAATATATTAGAAGGAGGGAGGGGGTAAATTTAATTTTATAAAAAATTAGGTTATACCACCTTACTATATTTTTTATAATTTTTAAAACAAAGGGGGGATACAAGGTCTACAATCAATTTATTTAAGTTTTAATGGTTAGGTATTACTAGATAATAAAAAAGGCCCCTAAGGGCCTCTATTCACGTTTAAATGGTATTCTGTGATCTGGTCTCCCCACACTTCGTTCTTACGGGGTCGACGACTGTCTTCTTTGTTACACAGTCTACTATATTAATATATTTAATATATATATAATATATATAATATAATAATAATAAATAATAAATAATAATATATATAATATATATTAATATATTTTATTATATCATACTTTGTTAATATTGTCAATACATACTTGTAAATAATTATACTACATACGTGTTAAAAAATAATTACAATAAAGCTTGACAAATGATTAAAAGTATGGTATAATATTAGTATGTAGTTAGAAAAGGATAATAATATGGATGATTCAAGTAAAGCATCAGTTAACAATTTAAGTAATGCTCCTAAACGTAGACGTGCTGTAAACAAGACAGGTAAACATTGGTCTCAACAACAAAAGATTGAAACAGTACTTACATATCTTGCTACGGGCAGTGAAGTAAAAACGTCGGCTGCTACAGGTGTACCTAAGGCTACTTTGCATATCTGGAGATATCAGCCTTGGTGGAAAGAACTTGTTAGACAACTTCAAGAAGAGCAAGACGATGCAATTAATGCAGATGTAGCTAAGATTATTGAAAAAAGTATGGCTACTGTTGCTGACAGACTTGAAAACGGTGATTTTGGGTTTAACCAAAAAACTGGCGAGATATTCCGTAAACCTGTTAACCTTAGGGATGCCCATAAAGTTGCTGTTGATATGATTGACAAACGTAACTTGTTAAACGGCAAACCAACTTCTAGAACTGAAACAAGTAGTGCAAATAACCAGCTTGAGTTTCTTGCTAAGAAATTCGCAGAGTTTGCATCTATGACCAAACAAGATTTAAAACACGCTATCAATCAAGATGAAATTATAGACGTGGAAGTAAATGAAGAATGAGAGTAACCAAGGAAATTGTATACGGATTGATGGGTTCAGTCCTGTCTTCTAACCTTGGAGATGCTGTTGCAACACCAGCTTGCCACCTTGAGTGGTGGGATCTGTGTTGTGGACCAGACAAGTATGTAGCTATATCCGCCCCACGGGGGCACGCCAAATCAACTGCGGTCACGATGGGATACGGTTTAGCTACGCTCTTGTTCAGGGAAAGAAAGTTTATGTTGTTAGTCTCAGACACTGAGTCTCAATCAGCTTTGTTCCTAGGTGCGATTAAACAGCAGTTAACAGAGAATGAAGACCTTATCAACATGTTTGGAATTAAACGTGATGAAAAAGGGATTGTTAAGTTTGTTAAAGAAACAGAAACAGATATCATTGTAGCTTTTGATAACGGAGATAAGTTCCGTATTATTGCCAAGGGTGGCGAACAGAAGATGCGTGGTCTTATCTGGGATGGTAGTAGACCAGACATAGTTATCTGTGATGACATGGAAAACGATGAAGCTGTAATGAACAGTGATCGTCGTAAGAAATTTAGAAGATGGTTTTTCGGAGCGTTATTACCTTGTTTAAGCGATAAAGGTATTGTCCGGATAGTAGGTACCATCTTGCATATGGATAGTCTCCTAGAGTCTCTAATGCCTCGTGAGGGGGATAAAAAGACTGTAGTAGAAGATCTAAAAATGTATAGTGTAGGTCGTGGTATGTGGAAGTCGGTTAAGTACCGAGGACACAACCAAGACTTTTCAAAGATATTATGGCCAGAAAAAAAATCAGCAGAGTGGTTCAAAGACTACAGAAATGAGTGTATTCGTCTTGGTATGCCAGATGTTTATTCTCAAGAAATACTTAACATTCCTCTTGACGAAGCTTCAGCCTATTTTAAAAAAGTAGACTTTATGCCAATGACCGAAGAGGATCATAAGCTTAAAGTTAATTATTATATAACTGCAGACTTAGCTATATCACAGAACAATCAAGCTGACTATAGTGTGTTTATGGTTGCTGGTGTAGATGAGAACAAACGATTACATGTTAAACAAGTAATACGTGAACGTCTAGATGGTCAAGAGATTGTAGATACAATATTAGCATTACATAGGCTGTATGAGCCAGATGCTTTTGGTATTGAAGACATGCAAGTGTCTAAATCTATCGGTCCTTTTCTTCGGGAAGAAATGTTCAAGACTGGTACGTTTGTAAACATAGTTCCACTTAAACATGGTGGTAAAGATAAAATCGCAAGAGGACGTAGCATCCAAGCCCGTATGAGAGCTAAGGGTGTTAAGTTTGATAAGAACACTGATTGGTATCAAACACTAGAAGATGAGTGTTTAAGATTTCCAAGAGACAGACACGACGACCAAGTAGACTGTTTAGCTTATTTAGGCATGATGCTTGATAAACTCATTGAAGCTCCAACTCAAGAAGAAGTAGACGAAGACGAGTACAGAGAAGCTTTACATGAGTATGGATATGACCAAAAAGGTCGCAACGCAGTTACAGGATATTAAATTGAACGAATTAAATGCAAAATTAAAACTTGAAGATTTGGTTTCATGTCCTAACATTGCCGAACTACTTGATGAAGCGGATTTAAATAAGATTGGTTGGGATTGTGTTCACGGCTTTGATTTAGATTTACTAAGCCGTTCTGCTTGGGAAAAGAAAACAGAAGAGTCTATGAAGCTTGCTTTGCAAGTAGTAGAACAGAAATCCTTTCCATGGCCAGGTGCTTCAAACGTTAAGTTTCCCCTTATTACTATTGCAGCATTACAGTACCATGCACGTAGTTATCCTGTTCTTGTAAGTGGTGATCAACCTGTTAGGTGTCGTGTTATTGGACAAGACCCAGACGGAGAAAAGACCCGTAGAGCAGATCGAGTAGGTGCTCATATGTCCTATCAAATCCTAGAAGAGGATGATGATTGGGAAGAAGAGATGGATAGAGTTCTTATTACTCAACCTATTATTGGTTGTGCTTTTAAGAAGACATATTACCATCCTGTCATGCGTCGACCTGAATCAGAATACATTCTAGCTCAGGATCTTGTAGTTAATTACTGGACCAAAAGTTTAGATAAAGCTCCAAGAGTGACGCATGTACAATACATGGATAGTAACAAATTGTATGAGTTTAATGCTCGTGGTTTATTCCTTAAACTAAAAGATGAAACACCAAGAGCTATAGTCCAGTCAAATTTATCTTTGACTAAGAACAAAGCCCAAGGTATGGATGCTCCAATGTCTGTAGACAAAACGACACCATACGAAATATTAGAACAACATTGTTTTATAGACTTTGATGGCGATGGATATGCTGAACCATACATTGTGTGGATCAATAGATCTAACAAACAAGTGTTAAGAATTGTAGCTAGATATTTTACAGAGTCAATAGAATACTCTGATAAAGGTAAAGTATTAAGTATCACACCTGAATCTTATTTTACTAAGTTCCCTTTTATACCATCACCAGATGGTGGGTTTTACGACTTAGGGTTTGGAGTTCTATTAGGACCGTTAAATCAAAGTATTGATACTATCATTAATCAATTGATTGATGCTGGAACAATGGCTATTACAGCCGGTGGTTTCTTGAGTCGTGGTATTAAAATTCGTGGTGGTAATACTAACTTTGCTCCGCTAGAATGGAAGCATGTAGATACTACAGGCGATGATTTACGTAAAGGTATTGTACCATTACCAGTAAGAGAACCTAGTCAAGTTATGTTTACATTGCTTGGTATGTTAATCAATTACGGTGAACGTATTGGTGGTTCAGTAGATATTCTTGTTGGTGAAAACCCAGGACAGAATACTGCAGCAGAAACTACACGTACAATGGCTGAACAAGGTATGAAGATCTTCTCAGGTATTTTTAAACGTACCTACAGAAGTTTAGCACAAGAGTTTAAAAAGCTGTATCGTTTAAATCAGTTGTACATGGATGACTCTGACTTTCAATCTGATCTAGGAGATTTCAATATCTTTGCATCAGACTATAATGGACCAATGTCAGACATTAGACCGGCAGCAGATCCAAACATTGTATCAGATTCACAACGTATGGCACAAGCTCAAGCAATACTACAATTAGCTTTAACAACTCCTGGAGTTAACATAAGACAAGCACAGTTAGGTTATGTTAGAGCTTGGAAGTATGCTGAGATTGAACAGTTGTTACCGGATCCAAAAGGACCTAATGCAATACCTCCTAAACAAGATCCTAAGGTACAGATTGAACAAATGAAGTTACAAGGTAAGCAGATGGACATCCAGATGACTACTAAGTTAGCTACATTAAAGTTAATGCAAGAGCATGAAGTAAATCAAGCTAAGATTGCTAAGATGGAAGCAGAAGCAATTCTAGCATTAGAGGAAGCTGGTGGAGTATCCAAAGGACACGACATCGCAGTATTAAATGCAGAAATAGCTTTGGCTAAATCTAAAAATGATGGTATAATGCAATCCATCGAAGCTATGTTAAAAATCTCTGAACATAATAGAGACCAAGAAAAGGAATAACAATTTATGGTAGTAACAGAGCCAGAGTTTCTTGACTGGAAACAAAGCCCAGTCACGAGTGCTTTTATGAAAGCTTTATTTAATGATAGAGAATACTTAAAAGAAATGTTGTTAGCAGGTACTGATGATGATTCAAATGTCAGAGGACGTGCAGCAGCAATTGCTTTAATTATGACTATGACTTATGAAGACTTAATGGAATCACTAAAGGAAAACAGACAATGAGTAATGTAACTGGTATTAATCCAATTTTAAATAGAATCCTACTTAAACCATTATATGTTGTAAATAAAACAGCTACTGGTATTATAGTATCTTCTGATGGGATGAGTGAACGAGAGCAACTAGGTAATACTACCGGAGAAGTTGTTGCAATTGGTCCAGACGCTTTTAAAGAAGAGGGTTACACAGAACCACCTGTTAAGGTTGGAGATAAAGTTGTTATTGCTAAGTATGCGGGTTTAATGTATATAGGCAGAGACGGTAACAAGTATAGAATGATTAACCATGATGACATTACAGGTATCTTAGATCCTGACATGGACATTGTTGATCCACATTTAGTTAAAGGAATAAAATAATGAGCGAAGATACTTTGCAACAAACAGAAACAACACAACCAGACTTACCAGACTATGAAACAGAAGCTAGATCACAAGGTTGGGTAGCTCAAGATGAGTTTCGTGGTAATGAACATGATTGGGTTAATGCTGAAACTTTTGTTAAACGTGGAAGAGAGATTCTACCAATTGTTCGTAAGAATAATGAAAAGCTTCTTAAAGAATTAAATGAAGCTAAGAAGGATGCTCAAGAAGCTAAATTAGCAGCTAAGGAGTTTCAGAAGTTCCAACAGGAACAGTACGAAAGAAAAGCCAGAGAATTACAAGCACAATTAGATGCTCTTAAACAAGCAAAAAAAGAAGCTATTAATTCTGGAGACGGAGAACGAGCAGTAGAACTTGATGACTTATCAGATGCTCTCAAAGAAGAAATTCGTGAGACTAAAGAACAAGCTAAAGTTAAACCTGTAGAAGTTTTAGACACTCCACCAGCACCAGATGTCAACCTACAAAATTGGTTAGACAAAAATGATTGGTTTGGTACAGACAAGCGTACAACTGGTATTGCAAATGGATTAGCGGAAGCTATCCGTATAGAGTCGCCTCATTTACAAGGTCAAGCTTTTCTTGACCAACTAGATAAAGAACTTGCAGAAGTACTTCCAGCTAAGTTTGGTAAACAGAAAAAATCAAATCCAATGGATACTGGAAATACTACAAGCACAACAACAAACCGTCCTGTAAAAGGTAAACGGACTTACGAAAGTCTACCAAGTGATGCTAAAGCAGCTTGTGATAGATTTGTAAAACAAAAATTAATGACTCGTGAAGAATACATTGAGTCATATGATTGGTCAGAGTAATTAACGGAGATAGATATGACAGCAAGCAATAACAAAGTAGAACCAAAATCTGAAGAATTAAAATCAACATCTGATTTAGTTTCCACAGTTCCTTCCGAGAAACCAGTACGCAGAAACAAAGGTGCGTTTAACGGGACCCGTGGTAAACTACAAGTAGGACAGCTCATTCAAGGCTATCACTTGTATTTCTTTAATGATGAACCAGGTCGTATACAAGCGGCGTTAGATGCTGGCTGGGAATTTGTCGCTCCTGATGAGGTAGGTTATTCTTCTAGTAACGTTACAAATACAAACGTAGATCTAGGAAACAGAGTTAGTGTATTAGGCATGAAGAATGAAATGGGACAACCACAACAACAAATCCTTCTTAAAATTCGCCAGGAATGGTGGGAAGAGGATCAAGCCGAAATACAAAAAAGAAACGACAAAACTGATGCATCAATCAAACGAGGTAAAGGTGGTCATAGTGTTGACACTACCGGTTTCTATGATGCAGGAATTAAAACCTCTATGAGTAACAAATTTTAAAAGGAATTTTAAATGGCAAACTTAAATGCCCCTCGTGGTCTAAGCCCTATCGGTACTATTACCGGTGGAGCATGGAACCAGCAAGGCCAATTATTCGCTATTGCTTCCGATGCTTCTAACACATACGCTATTGGCGATGTAGTTAAGTTGGCAGGCGGTGCGGATACTAATGGTATTGCTTATGTAACAAAAGCAGCAACTACAGATATTCCTGTAGGTGTTATTGTCGCTACTCGTGTAGCTGACTATGGTGTATCTTTACAAGGTACAACCTTAGATCTAACTAAATTATATATTAGCTTAAGTGCTGGTTTACGCTATGTATACGTTGTAACAGATCCAAATGTAATTTATGAAATTGAAACAGATGCTACAGGTGTTGCAGCTGCTGACGTAGGTAAGAATGCTGGTATGACTATTACAGCCAACCAAACATCTTTATCTCAGTCTAGCCCATTATCCTCTACTGTGTTAAATAGTTCCTCATTACTTGCTCAATCATCTTCAGGTTCATTAGCATTACCTTTAACTGTTATTGGAGTTTCATTACGTCCAGATAACGCTCCAGGTGCTTATGATAATGTTCAAGTAATATTTAATAGACATCAATTCAAGCAAGCCCAAGGCACAGCTTAATACTTTAAAGGAATAATAATATGGCAGGCGTAATTACCACTGGAACACATCCAAAAGCCCTATGGCCAGGCATTAAAGCTTGGTGGGGTCAAGTATACGACGAACATCCTGAAGAGTATTCAGCATTGTTTGACAAAGATACTTCACATCAAAACTACGAAGAAGATGTCCAGTTAACTGGCTTCGGACTTGTACCACAAAAATCTGAAGGTATGGGTACTCAGTATGACTCAGAGATTCAAGGTTTTACAACACGTTACACACACATTGCATATGCTTTGGGTTATATTGTAACTAAAGAAGAATTAGATGACAACCTCTATGAACAAGTTTCTAAGAAACGTTCTGGTGCTTTGGCAATGTCTTTCCGCCAAACTAAAGAAAACGTTGGAGCTAACATCTATAACCGTGCTTTCACTACTGGTACTAACTTACAGTACGCTGGTGGTGATGGTGTCGCATTATGCTCCACAGCACATCCTAACACTTCTGGTGGAACTTTTTCAAACAAGTTAACAGTTGATGCTGACTTGTCTGAAGCAGCATTAGAAGATGCTACTATTGCCCTTATGGGTTTCCAAGACGATCGTGGATTGTTAATCAATGTAATGCCTAAATCATTACACATTGCTCGTCAAGAAATCTATAATGCAGGACGTATTCTTAAAACAGTATCACAACCAGGTAATGCAAACAATGACTTGAACATCCTCAAGGCAAACAATGTATTCCCAGGTGGTGCAATTGTAAACCACTATTTCACAGCTCCACACGCATGGTTCATCAGAACTAATGTACGTGACGGTATGAAGTATTACGAACGTGTTGGTATCCAGTTTGATCAAGATAATGATTTTGATACAATGAATGCTAAGGCTAAAGGCTATGAGCGTTACAGCTTTGGTTGGACAGACCCACGTGCAATCTTTGGATCTAACGGTCCTTAATAGTAGTAACTAATGTAGAGAGGGTTTAACCGACCCTTTCTATGTTTACAGATTAATAAACCCCCCTTAACGCCTTCGGGCGTGACTAATTCACGTTAAGGAAAACAAAATGGGAAATCCCACAAGATTACAGGCAGGACTATCAACAGCTTATCAAAACGAAGTTTTTTATAGCTATCCATATCCAGACCCTTTCCACACAGGAAGCACACAAGCATTAGGTAGCACAAGCTACATGAATGACTTTAATACCCTTATTGGTACAGACTATACTGTATCTGGTTCAGGTTCAGCTTTTGCTTTAGCTTCTGGCGTAGGTGGAATTGCTGTATTAACTCCAGGTGGTACTACAACAGCCTCCGCAGCTTATAAAGCCGCACCATCTTTTCAATTCATTTCTGGTAACCGTTTCTGGTTTACAACTCGTTTTAAAACTTCTGCTGTTGCTGGTAGCGTATCTTATTATGTAGGTTTACGTAACGGCTCTTCTGCTACTGATGGTTTGTGGTTCTCTAAAGCAGCTTCTTCAACAAGCATTAATTTAGTATCTACTGTTGGTTCTACAGCAACTACTTTAGTTACTGGTGTAGCTACAGCAGCTGCAGATACATACGTAGAAGTAGGTTTTTACTTTGACGGTACAGATTTATTAGTATATGCTAACAGTGCTTTAGTAGCTAGAGTAAGTGCACCAACAATTGGTTCTTCAGGAACAACTTTAACTAATGCTGTTATTGGACAAGTTTTCCAAATTACTCCAACAGCAACTGATACTATGACTGTTGATTTTGTAGGAACAGCACAAGAAGTATCAAGATAATAGGAGCTATATATGGCTAATGCAGTCAATACTCAGATTATTTTAGATGGTCATCGTAATGCAATTGTTAAAGTTACAGGTGTTTTAGATACGTCTAACATAGCTGCTTCTGGTACTTTAGGTACAGCCGGTTCTGGTGTAACTACTAACGGATCTAAAGTTATTACATTTACTGCAGGGGGTTTATCCCCCACAGTAGGTCA